GAATCTCACCTGAGGTAATTTCTTGGTCCATTGCATGATCCTTAGATCCCCGGTGATTGTCGCCGGTAACATAGTTGACAATTTACGTCATGTGACAATTATTGTCAACTAATTTTACTACGCAGATAAGCACATTCTAAAACTAATGCTTGGTCGTATCGAACACCATACCGATTACCGGCAGGAATAACGCGGTGCCCTGTAACAATAAGTTCACCATTAACCCACTCGCTGACATCTTCAGTGGTTTCAGGCCATTCGTCATAACAGAGAATCCCGTAAGCGAAAGGGTCTAGTCCTTCAGAATCAAACGCAGCCTTAACCTCCTGAGCAAGGACACCAAAGTGCCAGCGTGCCGCATCACCTTTGAGCGCTACAGCATCTTTGAATTTATGACTGACGAAGTTAACCTTCCCCCAAGCCCGCAGAACTGCTGCGTCAATTGGACCAATGAGAGTTTTATAGCGCTCATCGGAGGTATTGATTGCTCCAGTGCCAGCATAGACTACAGACCAACGATTAGCCGCAGTCCCACACGACATGAGATTGTCGTTACCCGGCTTAAACTCAGAGGTCGAATTAACTGTGACGAGTGGGGTGCCACCATTACTTAGCACTTGAAACTGATTAGCCGCAGGAGACCCGATCAAAACACCATTAGAGGCTGCGTTATACTTCAACCACAGTGAATAAGCGGTACTAGAACCAAAAGCCTCAGACAGACCATTTTTACCGCTGATAGTTGTAGTTGCTGTGATGCTACCGGTGGTCGAGATTGCCCCGCCGGTAGTCACCGTACCGAAGGTGGTAATTGCATTCGTAATCGTGGTGGTGTTGTTGCTCTCAATGACCCCGGTATATGACCCGATACCAGAGATGTCCACCAAAATAGTACCCGCCTCGGTCAAATTACCCCGAATGTTACAGTCGATAGGTGTGGTGTAGTCGCCATTGTTTACCGCAAAATCGTTGTTATAAACACCACCATAAACGCTATTTCCTGAAATATCAACATTCTCTACACCAATAGCATTGACAAAATTACCCGTGGCATTACCTGTAGCGCGGTTATAAGTGACCCCACCCACCACTTCCTTGACGGACATGGTGTTGCCCTGCACCTGAATACTCTTACATGCAGTGCCACCATTACCGAGGTATACACCGCAGTACTGAGGGTGAATTGCTGTCAGGAAGTTACCACGCACAATAACGCGGCTACCATCGTCAATACTGATGTGATGGCAAGGTGCAGGCTGAACAGGTTCTACGCCGTTCTCATCTTGTAATTGACCATGAACCAGATTGTTCGTGATCTCGATGGCGTCATAGCTGGAATCAGAATACAGAGGGCTGATTAGCGTTGAGCGGACCATGTTAATCGCCTTGTTGTCAAAGCGATAAAACATGTTTTTGTCGATCCACAACACGTTCTGATTGTTACCAGAACCCCCTAGCACCTGTTTCATGTAGATAGGGCTGCGATCAGTCGCCAAGTTACCCATGCCTACAAATCGGCACTCGCGAATATGCGACTCGCGCAGTAACTGAGCAACATTAATACCGTTCATCTTCAGGTTACGGAACTTGACGCGCTGAACCTTACAACCCTCCATGAACCCTGTGAACGTAGCATCATTGGTCACTGCGTCATACTTGATACAGTCACCGTAAACCTCAGCCTGACCCGTCCCTGTCTTACCGAGGAATTGAAGATCGGAGATTTCTACACTGTCATTAGCGCTAACGAATGTGGAGTAACCAGTGGTGGGGAAAATAGTGGTCGCTGTAACGCCTTCACCGTATACGCGCACAGGATACTTGATAGTCGCAGTGGTTACCCGATAACCATACCCCGGGGTGTCGGCAGCGGGGATGAACACATCATGACCAGTGTCGAATGCTGCCTGAAATGCAGCAGCATTGTTTGTACCTGTAGCGCCACCTGTCGAGTCCGCAACAGCACCAAAATCAAGCACATTTACAGGCGCTGTGGTGGAATTACCGTTGATGTTATTGACAGTCCAAACCAAAGTATCAGTGGCTGTTTTCAACACATATGTGTATTGCTTGGTAGCGTCAAGCCAGATCTCAGCCTCGCCCCTCGCATTAAGGATGATGGGGTTAGTGTTCGCTACATTACCAGCAGCGGTGGTGTAGGTAGCCTGTGGGGTAGTAGTACCTGATGCGTAGGTGTACAGCTTACCCCCAACCAAAGGCAACCCGGTTACCGAATCGGTGAAGTAAAGGCGCGGACTAGGGGATAATTGAGCCATGGTTTATTCCAACGCGATGGGTTTCACGTAGACAGTTCCACCGCTAGCAACTTGGATCGCACTAACTCGCCAAGGTGCGCCAGTACCGTTAGGTACTTTAAACTTAACCTGAGTGTTCGCAGGCACATAAGTATCCGCCGTAGTTGCAGTAACTCCTACACCAACCGAAATGTATGCCGCAGTAGTAGCACACACCAGGACACCCTCAGGTCCACGAGGGTAGGTGCTCGTTGATCCCGCAGTACCAGTGTAAGCAACGGAAGTGCCCGCATAACTAGCGTCGGTCATCGGGCTAATGAATTCTGAAACGTGCATGATGATTTCCTATTTTGTTAATAGTATATCAAACTGGAGTAGGTGGCAATCCTTGCTCAGGCACCATTGGTTGTTGAGACTCTATAGGTTGCTCATTCATCTCAAGTGGTTGTGCCATTTCTAGCATTCCAGCGTGCAATAAGTCCCCTGAATCCTTAGCAGCATCCAAAACACCCATTACGATGTCTTGAATTTGTTCAGGGGTCATGCCCGCAGAAGTAGCCGCAATTCGTTTAGTCTGCGAGTCATAAGCCTTAATTTCAGAGTCAAACTTCTTGATCTCAATCTCTTGCATCTCCATTGACTTACTAACATTCTGAAGCATCTGGTGCATCTGCTCCATTTCTTGAGCCATGGCCTGCATCTGCTGCTGAGCCGCCTGTAGTG